GCCCAAATCCCAGACGGTATGCACCGCCAGGCCGGGGTCGTAAGGCACTGGGCACACCCGCTCTTCGGCATACAGCGCATCAATCTCGTGGCGGTAGATCGCGCCCTCGGCCACGCGCCGCGGTTTGCCTTCCCAGATGTGATCGTAGTCCTCCGGGCTCGCAACCCGCGCCTTCTTGCGCTCCAGGTCCAGCACCTGCGGAAACCACGGGTTGTCGCGCCAGTTGACCTGGCACACCCATGTGTCCAGGCTGCGCCGCTCGATGAACCGAACGTAAGTTTCGTCCGTGTCCATGTCCGGGTTCAGCGTCATCCAGATTTCCGAGTGCTCCTTGCGGATCGTCGGAATCAGCACGTCCCAAGAGCGCTTGCTGACGCCGTGAGCTTCTTCCACCCAAACCACGTCGACGCCCTCGTAGGACTTGATCGAGTCCACGGTGTGGCTCTGCAGGCCTGTGAACAGGAACAGCGAACCGTTGGCGCCCCTGATTTCGGTGTCCGTGATCTCATAGAACGCCGTCAGGCCCATTTGCACGATCTTGTCGCGCAGCAGCCGGTGCACCGAGTCGCGCATCGACTTTTGAATCTCGCGCGCACACAGCACCCGCAGCGGGTTGCGCGCCGCCATGTCCAGCAGCACCATTGCCACACCATGCGACTTGCCGCCGCCGCGCCCGCCGTGCAGCACCTTGTAGCGGCGCGGCTCGTACAGGCCAGCCAGCTTCTCAGGCAGCTTCAGCTCAAGTGCCAGCATCAGGCGTCATCCTCATCGTCGCGCAATGGCGCCCGAACGAACGTCACCGTGCTGTGCACCTGCACCGGCCCGCCATCCGGCCCCATGTGCGCCGTCTCCACCTTGTCACGCCACCGCTCGGGCTTTCGGTTGCGCAGCCAAAGGGACGCAGCCGCCGTGTCAGGTGGGTAGAACTTGCGGATCGGAGTCTTCACCAATTCGCCGTTCACAACCCGAATGTCCACCTCGTCGTGCTCATAACCCATGGCGCGGGCAAACAGCCGTCTCTCGACGCGCTCATCGGCGGCATCCTTTCCAAGTCGCGTGGCATTAAGAAATTCTGGTACAGATGTCCGCCAATTGAACAGTGTCACCGTACTGACACCGAAGAAATCCGCCAACTCCAGATCGGTTGCACCCAGTGCGGCCAGCTTCTTTGCTTGTCCGATGTATTCCTCTCGGAAGGAGCTGGGTCGCCCGACGCTGCGGGTCGGCGTCGGCTTGGTTCCTGGCGCTTTTTTGGCAGGTGCGCGCTTGCCGGCCGATTTTGTGGCGGCGGCTCTGGTCGTGGCTTTCTTGGTCGATGGCGCCGGCTTCTTGGTCGGCTTGCGTGCAGTCATGCGCGCAGTGTCCCGGCGCCCTGTGCGTCAGTCCAACCCCACAGGGTGGGGGATCAGCCGATCCGTCTACGCGAAGCTGGGTTTCGCGCTCGGCTGTGCGGTTCTCGCTCCACCCGTGCTGGCCCCGGAGCGCTCGGGGCGGAAATCTGGATCGACTTGCCCCTCGATCCAACGCCTGGGCTCGCGCCTATGAGTGGGGGCCGTTGCTGGCATGGCCATGCTCGCGCCGCGCGGTCGAATCACGAAACCCTACGCGGGTGCCGCTTTAAGTAATCCCGAGTGAAATAGAAGGGTTTGCGTTGATGTGTTGACATACCGCGCGGCATGTCTCAGAATACAGCCATGGCATCGAGATTGATGCCACCGCCCCGGCGGCTCCGGGAATCCTGATAGGAGCAACATCATGCAAAACACCTACCTTGGCCAAACCGCTGGCGGCATCATCAAGACCGCCCAGATAGCGCAGATGCGCGCGGGCAACTGGGAGATCGTTGTGCGCTCTGCGGACGGCGCCGAGCACGTTGCCATCGCAGGAAGCAATGTGCTTACCCTGGTGCAGGTGCATGGCGTGACCGTGCAATTGCACATATCAGACCGGGCCGCAAAAAAAATGCAAGCGCTTGCCGACGCCATCGAGGCGCGATACCTCGCGGCATGATCGACGCCATTGTTCACCTGCGCGTCCCAGCCGCCACCAAGGCGCGCTGGGTGCGCCAAAGCCGGGCCGCAGGCATGCGGCTCACCGACTGGATCGTTGCCCGCATCGATACGGGAAAAGGGAAAGCCATGAACCGCACTGAATACACCATCGTCGCCACAGATCGCAGCGTTGACGCCCGCGCCGCCGCCGACGCATGCAACCGAGAGCTGATGGCCGCTGGCGAAACCTTCGACAGGCGGGCGGCCGAAAACAAGATCGCTGAGTGCGCAGAATGCCTGCGCGATGCGCTGCGCGTTGAGGCCGAAGAAATCGAGATTGAGGAAGAATGAAATACACCCTCATCGCCATCCCGCAAGGGATGACCTTCGCTGACCTGCGCCTCGCGCGTGACCCGCAGACAGGCGACGTGTCTTTTGACACGGTCATCATCGAGCGCATCGAGCGCGAGAGCGGCCTGCCCGCCGGGTTTTTCATGGGCCAGGACGAGGACGCGGTGGGCGAGCTGATCGCTACCTGGTACGACAGGCACATCGCCGCCGGCGGCGCGCGCGATGCGGTGGCCGACGATCTGATCGCCGAGATCAAGGCCGAGGATGCTGCCGGCCAGCCCTACAGCCACAAGCCGGCGCGAGCATGACCGTCTACCCCATCCCCGACACCTTGGCCACCCAGTACCACGGCGCCGGATACGCCTTGGCCGCCACCGCAAGCGGCCAGCTGGTGGCCCTGCGCTACCTGGCCGACGTCGCGCCCGAGCTGGACGAGCCCCTGTCCGAAGGCGGCCAGACGGCTCGCGCTGCGGTGCAGAGCTGGATCAAATCCGATGCAGCCGCCACCGCCGTGCGCGAGCTGCAGGCGCTGGGCGAAGTGCGCGTCGGCATGTGCTCAAGCTGGGAGTTCGTCGAGCTCTAGCCCCATGCCCAGCAACCCATCCCCCAAGCACACCCGCGCCTACGAAGCACGCCAGATCGAGGACGGCGCCCAGCGCCTGCCCGGCGGCCTGTTGCCGGCCGAGGCGGCCCAGGCCCTGCAGCAGCTGCTGGACGCGGGCTACGCCGACAGCAAGGTCGGCGTGATCACTCGCGCCCTGCTGGATGCGCGCGCCTATGAGTGGGGTGCCGGTTGCCGCCCGGCGCCGGCTGCACCAGCACAAGGGCTGGAATCCGCCGGCGGCTTCCCATTGCTGGGGCTCGCCCTTGGGTTGTCTGGTTGCGGCGGCCGGCTTCGCTCCGGCGGACCTCCAGGGTATGAACCTGGCGCTCTACTTGACTGAGCTACGCCGCGGTGTGAACTGTGCAACGTTGGCGGCCTGTGCGCCAACCCTACACGGTGCGGTCAGCGCGAGCCCATCAGATTGGCCAGCATCCGATCTTCGCGCGGCGTCAGCGTCAGGATGTCGTCGCCAATCTCCAACTTTACCGAGCCATCCGGGATCACTGTCTTGGACATCGGCCTCGCCGGCGGGTGCTTCACCGCCGGCACAAACACTCCCCGCTCCACCCGGATAATGTCACCCTCGCCCACCAGTACATCCAGCCGGTCGTCAATGGTCGTCAGCTTCAGCCCCGTCAGCTCGGCCAGCGCCGCGCGTGTGACGATCTGCTCCTGAGCGTGCAGGTCTTGCACCGCCTCCAGCACCAGCATCAGGGTCGATTTCTTGGGTTCAGTCATGGGCACGCGCTCCTTCTTCACGGCTTCGGGGTGGGTTGATCGTTGTCTCTGATGGATTTCATGGCCTGAAGCCGCTCGTACTCCGCCCGCACCTCCCGATGCGACGCCTGCCAGTCCCCGCCAAACAGCTTTTCCAGCGCGCCCCGGTAGGCCGGCGTGATCCGCTGGGCCTGGGCCGACTCGAAAAACGCCGGCCAATTGGCCAGCGCGCGCACCTGGCAGCCCCGGCACCGGGCCTGGTATCCGGCCCAGTCGGCATCCTTTTGGGCGCTCGCGCAGTGCTCACAGCTCATGCGGCGCTCCCTTCAACCCGGCCCAGCAGCGCCTGGTAGTCGCTCGCCCACACGTCGCCGCGATCCAGCTTGTCCCGCAGGTCAATCACAGCGTCCACCCGTGCCTTGCGAGGCAGCACCGCCAGCAGTTGCCCAGCTGCCTCCAGCCCGGCGCGGATCGACGCCCGACGCTGCGGGTCGATGCGCGGCTCGCCCGCCTGCTCGATCAGCGCGTTGCAGGCCCCGCGCACGATGCGCACCTCCACCATGTCCGGGGCGATCTGCTCGATCAGCAGCGCACCCAGCACCACGAACAGCACCCGGCCCGCGGCGCTCACGAACTGATCCGAGTCCTGGCCGATCAGGGCATGGATGCGCGCCCGCACCGCCGTGTCCTCCCACTGCTGGGCGATGATGGCCCGCTCCACCGGGGAGCAGCCGGCAAATCTGCGGCGCTTCACTGGGCCATCTCCAGCGCCTTGACCATGGCCAGGTGCTCGCGCTCGCGCGCGCTCAGGCGGTTCAGCATTCGGCGTACTCCCGGTAGCGCAGATCGACATCGCGCGCCGCTGCGGTAGCGTGCAGGAAGTCGATGAACTCACTCATCTTGCGAACGCCGAACTGGCTGGTGCGCAGCCCCAGCATCACCACGCCGCCATCCAGGCCCATGGCGAGCCGGACGTTCTCGCGCTCAAATGCCGCCGTAAGCACGTCCTTCCATTCATCTGGTGTCATCCAGACCATCTGCCCGTTCACCGGCCACTGCAGTTGATCTGCGAACGCCTGCAGGATCGGCCACATCGCCGCGTTTTGATCCAGGCTGCGCGTCGGCTCCGAGACCGTCACGCAGTAGCCATCGGGCGCAGACTCCACCGCCTCGCGCGCATTGCGCCGGGCCTGGGCATGTACCAGCTTGAAGAACCGCTTTTCAGGCATGCGTTGCCTCCAGCTCGCGCAGCTTCGCGCGATACAAATCCCGGATGACCCGCAGTTCGTCAGCCGTGTACTTGCGCGGCGACTGATCGGCCTCCAGCGCCTCAACCCGCGCCAGCCCGATACGCGCGATCAGCCCCAGGCGGTAATCGACGGCCCGGCCCGCGCCCCAGCGGTTGCATTGCTTGCGCTGGGCGTGGGCGTTGTCCTCGTGAAACCGAAGGTGTGGCGCACTTCCTACGCTTCTATAGTGGCCGCAGTCGTATGCGCCGCCCACGTCACCAGCCGACAGCGGCAGGCCGCAGCAGATACAAGGCATGTCCTTGTCACGCGCGCGGATGAAGGCGTTGAATGCGGTCTGCGCCTCTTTCTCCCAGTCACGTCGGGTTTTCAGCCGCTCCTTGCGCTCACGATCTGCCCGACGCTGTTTGATGGCGGCTTGTTTCTCAGCCTTGCCACGAATCGAGGCGGCGAGTTCCTTTGCGCATGCCACACCGCAAACGGCTTGCATGGGCTGACGCGGCTCGAATGGCTGGCGGCAGACGCGGCACTTTTTCATGCGGCCTCAACTTTTTGTTGAGCGATGGCCTCCACGGCCTCGATGCGCTCACCGATCCAGCGCGCGCAGTTCACGGCCCATGAGTTGCCCAGTGCCTTGTAGCGTGGGCCATCGGCCGCAGGCTTGCCCTTGTGAGGTATAGCGGTGTGGCCGTCGGGAAAGCCCATCAGGCGCTCGCATTCAAGCGGCGTCAGGCGGCGCACCGCCCACTGTGTTGCCACGGCGGTGGGATTCAAGGCGCCAAGCGACGGCGAGACTTCCAACGACGACGCACACTGCGTGCCCGACAGGAATTCAGGGAACGCAATGGCCGACGCGTGCTGACCAG